ACTTAATTTTAGTTGGATGTATCAGTGTATTAATAGAACCTAAGAACTCACATTCAAATTCACGATTAAATTGTTCTTGTGATGTGTTTGCAATAGTTTCTTGTTTCCATTTTTCATCACGGCCAGGAATTTCACTCCAATGAACTTCAATAGGATTGTAAGAGTTTTTACCACTCTCTGCATCTGACCAGAGTTTATAAAATAGATTCATACCATTTGGTGTTGATACTATCACAACTTTTGTCTTTTGTCCAGAAGAAATTGTAGGATACACAGAACTAAAAAAATCTTCTGCGACATTGTGAGGTACGAAAGCAAACTCATCTAAGAATATCATATTGTATGAACCACCACGAACTGCACTAGATGAAGTAGAAGACGCAACAATACGAGAACCATTCTCTAAGTCCAGAGAACCTTTATTCCAAGACATTACCCCTTGTTGCATCCACTTTGGTAGATTTTCGTATGCAAGTTGCAGTCGTGAAAGAATATCTCTTGCAGTCGCAGCTTTGTTTGCAAGTATCGCTACTCTCATCTGTTCGTTGAATAGAACATAATGCAAGATATAAGATATAATTGTAGTTGTCTTACCAGATTGTCTGGGAAGTTTACAGATAGTAAAACGATTGTTATGAATCGTTCCTAACATTTCTTTCTGAAAGTTATATACGTCAAAAGGTACAAGACCTTCATCAAGAGATACAATCTTAATGTAGTTCTTGCAAAAATGTAATGGGTCTTCCATACATTTTTTATATTCTAAGATTTGTTCTTGTGTCCACTCTACTTGGACATTTGCTTTTTTTAGAAGTGGATTACCAAGATAATGATTTATATCGGTCATTTTAATCGTTTGTCATATACCAGCCGCTAAAATGATAACTTCCTGCTTGAACATCTGACCAATTTGATACGACAGTATTATACCCAGATATATAAATGAAACTTTGAGATGCTGTTACAGTTGCAATATAATCACCGTTAAATGCTCCACTTGCAGTGTCAGTACCAGATGCATTGAGTCTCGTAAATTTATTATGACCAATGTGAACAGCAAAGTTATGAGTTCCATGAGCTCTGAAAGGTAATCCTCTTACTTGTGGTTCAGCAGAAAATGCGCCAGGAGCTGTTACGTTAAATGTAATCGCAATATAAACCATTCTACCTATCTTAGTATAATGTCCTGTAGCTGTAGTGCTTGTGCCACTGCCTGATTTTCCTCTAAACTCACCTGGCCATGTACCTTGTTCATAGTCCATCAAAACATGACCAGTAACAGTTGGAGTTCCTTGATGTTGTCCAGCAGTATCAGATGAAGTAAAATTAGAAAAATCTATTCCACCATAAGGTGACACTACACCACCATTTGTAACTGAAAAAGCATCAAATGCATTACCACTATTGAGATTGCTGTTTGTTGTTATCACTCTTATAGCATGACCATTACCTTGATTCTGGCCAGCAATCCTAATATCTAAACCTTGACTATCGTTTGGATTACCACCTTCACCAACTTGTTGTATTAACATTGTAGGGTTATTGGTTGCAGTAGATTGTTTTACATGAAGAACACCATTTGTTGTGTTGTGACTACCAGAATTTAATAGAGTTGCAACAGTTGTATTCGTTGTGGTTGCTGATATTGGATTACTTAGAGTAATATTACCAGCACCATTTCTTGTTTGGATTGTATCTACTTTAATTGTACTCATGTCTTTATCCTATCAGAAATCCACTTACATATGTTCCTTCTTCTGCAGCTAAAGTGAGCGTATCTGAAGGTTGAAAAATTACATGAAACTTTTCACCGGCTGTAAATGTGAGTATAATATTATGGTCAACACCACCATAGTCATTTCCAGTTTGTTCAGACTCTTCTACAGGGTGATAAACTCTATGATAACTACCTATTTGAGAACCATTTTTAAACACTCTTGATGCAACATATCTCGCTTCATCTGGGTCTTGAAATGTAGCCCCCCAATTTAAAGAATATGTTCCTGCCACTGGTGCTGTAAATTCATAGTTTGTTGTAGACCAACAATTTCCAATATTTACTAATGTATGATTTATAGGAGTTTTTGTTGTATTATTTGCATCGAAAGCAGAAACTGGAGCTCCTGTACCCATGTATGCAAAGAAACATGGTTTTGTTGGTTCAGTCACACGACCAGAACTATCAACATTCATTGCAGTTGTTCCATTACTTGACTTAATTGTTGATAATTTTACGGATGATAAACTTATTCCACCAGTACCAGTAAAAGCAACGTCACTAGCACCGTCAGTATTTTCAATTTGGTCTACTTTTATTTTTGATGTCATTGTGCAATCTCCATAACAGTAATAGCAGATGACGCTGAACTTGCATAGGCATTATTTGCCATTGTAACAGGTCTATTAACATATGCCGCCAGAGCGTCTGGTGAAGGGGTGCCTGATTGTCTTCCCATCACAGTATATGTAAGTTGACTTGTCGTAGCAGGATTATCTAAAAAAGATTGCGAACAGGCTAGAGGGCAATTAGCATGGGTGGCTGTTCCGCCAGGACTTCTAACATTAAACCAAACATTTGTGAATTGGTTAGTATTAGTACTGAATATCTGTCCACCACCAATATAAGTGCTGTCTCTCTTACATCTAATTAATGCAGAGTAATTATCTAGATGACTTATGTTAATATCAATTGTTACTAAAATTTTACTAGTAGCAAACTTAGGTGTAATGTTTACTGAATATAAACTTACATCTCCTTCACTCTGAGAAAAAGATGTAGTATTAGTATCATAAAATGTCTGTTCTACTTGTAAAATACACCCTTTAGGTAGTTTTACATCACCAACTGTTGTTTGTCCTTGAATTGTGTCTACTGATAATGTACTCATGTTTCTATCCTATCAAAAATCCACCAAATTTTGGGTGTTCAGATGTGAGAGTATTTGCTGGTGTATACATATAACCTTGTTTAATTACCATTCCAACACAATCATCCTTTGCAAGCACACACGTTCCAGACATGGCCATATTAGGATAATAACCTAGACCAGCTGTGCTGTGAGCAGCGTTAGAAAAAGATTGTGCGACTATTGTTGAACTTGTACCAGTAGAAGCAGGTGCTAAAATTCCAGATGCATTAGGAGCTCTCACAATAAGAAAATGATTTGTTTGATTAGATGGACAAGCGCCACCACCAGTAGGCCCACAAGCAAAACCACAGAAATGAAAATGATAAGTTCCAGCCACTGGTGCTTTGAAATGATTTTGAATTCCATTAAGACCAGAAGGATTACCACCTATATTAAATTCGGTTCTTTTAAAAGAAAATCTTCCACTAACATTCCCTGACTCTGACACAATCGAACCAGCGCCGTCATGAAAAACAACAAAGGCAGGATTTACTGGTTTTGTTACATAACCACCATCGTCAATGTTTATTGCAGTTGTTCCACCAGTATGTGCAATATTTTGTACTTTTAATGTTGATGCCATTCTGAATTCCTATTAGCCTGCAATTGTTACCCATCTGGAATAATGTTGGGAGCCATTAGCAGTATTTCTTAAATTAATTGTCTGTCCATTTGCACCTGCCTTAAAAGCTTGTGTTGGGCCACCAACACCAAAAGCAACGCCAGGGTTTGGTGCAGTAACATTTCTATCTGTATTTGAATTAACAAGTTGTTCACCCCAAGTAAAATTAGCTGCGGCTAACCCTACATTCGTCAAATTTGTACCATCAAGCGCTGGTAAGTTTCCAAATAATTTAGTCGCATCCAATTTATTTGTACCTGCTTCATCAGTTGTTACAGTTTGTCCACCTACGATTAAAGCCATTATTTTATCTCCTCTAACTTAAATTTATATTTTTTACCATTCAGTCTATTTAACAAATATAAATCTTCAGAACCCTCTTGTATTGTCCATGAACCAGATGTTCCATCTATTTCATTGTTTCTTGTTTTTGTATTATTTAGGTTCAAGTCACCAGTATAGATATCTCTCCATTGTTTTGAAGCAGAACCTAAATCATAAAGGTCATCTTGACTTGGTAGTAAACTTCCACCAAATGTACTAGTTCCAGTACTTACTGTAAAGTTTCCAGATACAACCTGTAGTGAATCACCACTTTGTATTTTAACTTGGTTTGCATCTGCACCAGCTGTTAGTCCTGCTATTGTTGTTACTGAAATTTTACTCATATTAGACCACCGATAATGAACCTTCAATTGTAAGTGTTGTTCCACTTCCAATTGTTAAAGGCCCTGCCGCTAAACCGTTATTATTTGCAGCTATTGTTCCACTAGTATTTAATTCGTTTTCGTGAACACGAATTATATCAGAAGTTCCAGCACCAGTATCACCTAAGTATGACCCAGCACCTTTTAAAACTGCACTTGAATTAACTCTTTTTAGTACAGATGCAGAAGTATCAAATACTATCAACTTGTCAGTTCCAGTTAAATCTCCATCTGCTAATGTAACAGAAGAACCATTAATTGCACCGTTACCTATTTTTGTCAGTAATGCCATTTTATTTACCCTTCAACATTTTTTGTAGTTCTGAAGTAGAACCTACGAATAATGCGTTTGTTACATTCTTTGGTGCGTTACTTGGTACTTCTTTTAACTTTTGCATTTTAAGTTGTAACTCACCTAATTTTTCTGTAACATCTGCAACATTCTTAATTAATTGTCCAGCAACCTCATAAGACCTTGGATGTTCACTTTCTTTTGCAAGTTCAAGAATACCATCAATTGCATCTTGTCCTCTTTCTACCAACTGATAAAAATTTCTACGTTGGTATTCATAATCATTATCGACTTCTTCTGGAACTTTGACCTCTGGTAAAGTTACTGTGGAAGTCGTTGTTTCCACAACATCAGTAATCCCCAAAACATTGTCAAGCACATTTAACTTTTCGGTTTCTCCGGCCATGATACATTCCCTAAAACTCCATTTTCCAATGTTGCGTTTTTACCATTACTATGTGCTGGCAAATCACGAAGTGCTTGACGATAAGTTTTCATTTCATCTGACATTGTAACATCGGAAAGTGCATACCAATCCGTTTCTACAAGTTTAGCATCTCTTTGTCTACGAAGTTCTACCAAAGGTGCAGCTGCATCTAATTTTTTAATTTCATCAGATACTTTTTTCCAAGTCAAACCACCCCATTCTTTAGGGTTATCACTTTCAATTGCACTACCATCTGAAGTTGCACCAGTTATTTTACGAAACATTGATTTAAATTCGTCTTCTGTAGTTGGATTTCCACGCATAACCCAACTAGTAATACCTAATGATTCTAATGCTTCAGTTGCTGTCGCCATTAAATTTCTCCTTTAATACTAATATATTTATGCATCATCTGTATCCGTACCAGTAGTTTCATCATAATTCTTTGCATCCTCAAAGAAAGATGTAGTCTCATTAAATCCAAAATTATCATCTGCATCAGCAGTTGTTGGATTTGGTGTAACTGTATATCTTTGTTCTCTCTTTGGTGCATTAACTGGTAAATCTGTATATTGGTCAACTTGAACTTGTTTGATAACTTTCTGGTCTGTAACTGGGCCATACAGATAGAACTTTGCAGTAAATGACATTGTATATGTTAAAACTCTTCTGTCGTTAAAATCACCATCATAACTATCTTCATATGTTACACCACTTAAAATAATTGGAACATCTCTTGTAGTTCCCATTGCAGTATTATCGTTTAACGTAATTGTGTAATCTGGTTGGAAAAACGGTAAAATCTGTTCTACAATTTGTAATGCGTCATCAGAACTTTTTGCCATGACTACAAGTTCAAAGTCCATATTATATGGAACAGGCATATACTGTGAACTCATAGTTTTACCTTCAGATGAAGAATTAGTTTTTTTGATTTTTTGAATAGAATTTAATTTACGAGAAGGGTCATATGAGATACCAGAAATTTCAAATCCCATTCTGGGTAAAGTTAACGCAACCTTTTTATTAAGGTTTGGGTCTTCTCTGAGTCTTGTTAAAAACTTTTGTTTTGGGCCATACGCAAGAGGCACCTTCATACTTTGTGTAACTACACCAGAGTTGTTTGTTCTCACAATGTTTATATTGTTGAAAATAGTACCAAAGGCTACTACAACCTTTCGCATTGTTTCATGGTAAAATTGTTGTCCTAACATATTATCCTACTTTCCCTACATCACCAAAAGGATTAGACTCCGTAAAGTCTAAAATGGTATCATCTTGTTTATCAAAGAAGTCATTCATTGCATTTTCATCCACTGTATCAACAACATAAGCTTCTTGTATTATATAGTCACCTGTCTCTGTAAGTAATGCACCAGTTCCATCCTCTAATGAAAGTTGGAACGCAAGTTGGTCTAATGAATTGTCTGTTTCGATTGCATCAATCTCTGCAATACCAGTATCCATATCTTCACTAGAATATTCAAAAGTTTTACATTTTAATTTAAATGCTGGTACATTATGAATTTGATAGAATGGGTCATCATGGTCTACAAAAGATATTTCAAATATCTTTTTTACTTTTGGAAAGTAAACCAAGTCACCTTCATTTGGTCTTGTCTTTACAATTAAATTAGAGTCATGTGATACTAATTGTTCAAATCTTCTTCTTGCAACTACGAAGGTTACATCCTCGTTCATTTGTAAACCAAACTTGGACATAATTTCTTTTTCACCTTCATATCCTTCTACATTTTCAAAATACATTTCGATAAGATATGCATCACCAAATTTAGACAAAGTATCCTCTCCAAAAAGATTGTCCTCTTTGACTAATGTTCTGGGAATATAAAATACTTCTTGACCATAAATCTTCAACTGTTCTATCATTAAGTCTTCATAGAGATGTTGTTCTGGTCTTGTTCCAGTGTCGAAATATACATTTGTCGGCATTAAATTATCCTATCATGTAATTAGGTGGTAGTTCATACGCAAGTTGAATCTGTTCTTCTAACTTTTCTATGTCTGCCTGAGCCTCCTCAAACAATTTTGCACCATTGAGTGTTACACCACCTAACATTTGTACACCTTCAAACTTAGAAAGATTTGCACCCCATTGTCTTTTAATCAATGCAGTGGTATATCTTTTTAAATAAATGTCGTTAAATATATCTGTATATGTTGATGGGTCTAGTTTACGATAACACTCAATAATTAAAAATTCACCAGCAGTAATATCCGTTGACCAATCCATATCTATATATAATCTGTTTTGATGTTGATTAAAACGAATAGGTTTTTCACCAACAAGAATATGGTCTAAGAAATCTAGTTGTCTCATAGTCATTTCATAGTGAATTATAGATTCACTACTAAAATCATATAAATCATTTAGTCGTAATTGATAACGAACATCAAACATATTTGTGGTGTTTTTGTCAGTAAAGTCAAATACTTTTACTACAGACAAAACACTATCTGGTACAGGAATAAATCCTTTACCTTCCAACCACGATGCTGTAATTGAATTATCTACTGTGTCTGTTGCAGTTACTGAAGTGTTGGTTGCGGCTCTGTCAATTTCTTCTTGTGTCACTGCGTGTTTAAGATAAACTCTTTCAACACCATCATAATGATATTGTGAAAAATATTGTAGTGCATCATCAATTCTATCATCTACTTGGTCATCATCGACATTAATTTCAATAACAGGTTTACCTAACTGTCTAAGACAATGTTCTTTTAATGCAGCTCTTGAATTTGGTGTTGCCATATCTTTATTCCTTTATGCCTGAGACTCAGCCCAAGATATTCTAGCCGAGGCTTTGAATTGGTTTGATGCGTTA